AGGTGTACGAACTCAAGAACCTTGGGATCGTGCGGGCTACAAACACCTCTAACTTCGATTGAGGTAACTAATCATGGCTTCTATCTTTGAAACCGTAGCCGGCAATGCGATCGGCTACCCAGTTGGGCTTGGTGGCGCTGTCACCCAAGCAACTAGCAAAAGCACTGGTGTAACCCTGAACTTCCCTTCAGGATCAATCACCATGAACGCTGCTGCTTTGGCTGATGCTACAAACGTTTCTTTCACCGTCACAAACAGCTCTATAGCTGCAACCGATGTTGTGATCGTTAACCATGCGTCAGCCGGCACTGCTGGCGCGTATTCCGTTTTGGCCAATGCGGTCGCGGCGGGATCGTTTGCAGTCACAGTGCGCAACGTATCTGGTGGCTCGCTAAGCCAAGCAATTGTGCTTAGCTTTGTAGTCATCAAGGGCGCTGCTAGCTAATGGGACTGTTCGCCTTCCGGCGACTGCGTGATCGGGAGGCTGCTTCTGCGGAGGCGGCCTCTCTTTCTATTGCAGAGCCTAAACTAATACCAACGGAGCCGGACAATGGCAGTAGTGATCGTGGCCACAGTAGGGGCCGCAAACGCAAACTCGTACCTGACGCTAGCGGATGCGCAAGCGATAGTTGATGGCTTTGTCGAGGATGATGATGTACAGCATTGGAACACCGGCAACACCGACAGCCGCAACCGTGCATTGTTTACGGCAACGCAACGATTAGACCGCGAGCGGTTCTTAGGCGCAAGGGCTACTGATACGCAATCATTGCAGTGGCCGCGTACTGGCGTGCGCAAGCCTGACACCTACATCAATACCTATGCGGTTGGGTTTCCGTTCAGGATCACAACTGACTATTTTACCGACACCGAAGTCCCAACGCAAATCAAGTATGCGCAGACCGTGCTGGCAGTGTTCCTGCACAACAACACTGATGCGCTAGGGCTTAGCGGATTGGAGGATTACAAGAATGTCAAGATCGGCAGCCTTGACGTAACGCCTAACGTTGGCTATGGCGCAGTTGGCGCTGACAAGGTGCCACCGCTAATGGAGCGCTACCTGACAGGCCTTAGAATAAGTGGACCAGGTAACTTTGCAATCCGCCGGAGCTAATCATGCCTGATCTTATCTCTCCTGCCGGCGGTGACATCGGCCTACAGCGTAGGTCTGATGGCAGCTATGCAAGTCTTGTAGCAGGTGGCGCATACCGCACTACCGCCAGCATCACCCGCCCCTCTAACACCACCGCCTACACCGCAGGCGACGTAGTTGGGGACACGGGTGGCAGCGCAATTATCAGCCTGACCGCTGCTGGTCCCACTGCTGGCTTTGTCATCATCCAGAGCATCTCGCTGGTGTTCAGCGACAGCACAGTGCCATCTGGTATGGGTGCGTTTCGTTTGCACCTGTACAGCGCCTCGCCTACCGCCATCGCTGATAACGCAGCCTTCGACCTAGTGAGCGGCGAGCGTGACACCTACATGGGCTTCATCGACCTGCCAACACCTCAAGACCTAGGCAGCAGCCTTTACACCCAAGTCGACTATCCCGGTCGGCTGGTCAAGCTAGGTGCCGCCAGTACCACGCTCTTCGCTGAGCTTGAAACCCGTGGTGCCTACACCCCAGTTAGTGCCAGCACGGTAAGCATTCGCATGAATCTGCTGGAGGCTGGGCTCTGATGCGAGGCTCTGCAGCGTTCCGGGTAGCAGTAGCGCCTGGTGGTGCATTGGCCGGCCCATGGGTACAAAACTCTCTGTGGACTGCTGCCCGCGCAGTGCCATCACTTGACCTGCGTTTTGCTGACAACAAGAGCCTGGTTGATGCAGTAACTGGCGCATCGCTGGTCACGTTCACCCGCGCTAGCTCCGGCACGTTTACGGATAGTGCTGGGTTGATCAAGACGGCAACCACCAACGAACCACGCTTCGATCACAACCCCACGACCGGCGAAAGCTTGGGGCTGCTGGTGGAGGAGCAGAGGACGAACTTGCTGGTGCGGAGTGAGGAGTTTGATAATGCAGGTTGGACTAAAGATAACGCAAGTATCACAACCAATACTACTACGGCTCCAGATGGCACTATTACTGCAGATACCTACTCAGGAACCAGCACAAGCGGTGTAAGACAGTCAGTCACGCTTACGTCTGGGACCGTATACACAATTAGTTTTTATGTGAAAAGTGCCGGGCTCGGCAATAATGGTTTTAGGCTAATCATAGACGGAACGCAACCATCTTCTAACTTTACTGCAACTTCTGATTGGCAACGTTTTACTTTTACTGCTACATCAGCCAACACTGGACTTAGAACTTGTGGAATTATTAGAAATTCATTAAATGCTGCCATAGATGTCTTTATTTGGGGCGCCCAACTAGAAGTCGGGGCCTTCCCCACCAGCTACATCCCCACCACCACCGCAACCGTCACCCGCGCCGCAGATGTGGCCAGCATTACCGGGACGAACTTTAGCTCCTGGTATCGGCAGGATGAGGGGACGTTTTTCTGGTCAGGGTCTACTTACGATACCCAGTATTCCAATCAAAATCCATTTAGGGTTACAGAAGGTACCAACCTTCGGGGCATTGGCGTTGGCTTGGATGCGAGAACAACTACAGATGACGCTTACTTCTCGACCCGCAACAATACTAATATTAGTAGCGTAAACTCTTCGTCTCCCTACGTTACAGTGACTAGTAATATACGAATTGCCGGAGCTTTTGGAACAGATATTGCTGCTTCATTCAACGGAAGCACACCTTTAGTCTCATCACCTGCCTATGTTTTTGGCACCGAAAACCAAATGGAAATCATGGGCAATAAAGCAATCTCAGGTACTGGTAACCAATACAACGGCCGTACACGCCGCCTCACCTTCTGGCCTCAGGCCCTGCCATCTCGCTTGCAGGCACTGACGCAATGACAAACCCATTAGACGGCAACACTACCCATGCCTCCCATGATTGAAGAACTGCTCACACCCCTGCCTTCCAACGGGCCATTTTTTAGATTCCCCGATGAAGTTACCGGCATGGCTGCCCTGGATGCTGCTGGCCTGCTCACCGAAGACGGCGACCCCCTCACTGCCAGCCACACCCATGCGCTGGATGTGGTGGGCCTCATCTCCATCGGTGGTGAATACGACGACGAGGGTGAAGTGATCACCCCGCCCACGTTGCTGGACGGCTGGCACATCAACTACGTCGGTGAGCTGCCGGATGGGTGGGAGGAGTATGTGGTCAGTCCTGAGCAGCCAGTGCGGGTGTTTGCGTCATGACGCTTGCTATTCCGCTACGCAAGGTTGCATCCAAGCTGATGGCACGATTTGGCGGTGAGGCCACCATCCGCCGTGTCACGCTTGGGGCCTACAACACCACCACCGGCACTGCTGCTGAAACCACCAGCGACACTGAGCTGCGCGGTGTGCTGGAAGATGTAAACCTGCGTGAAGTCAACGACCTGATTCAAGCTGGCGATAAGCGGTTGATTGTTGCAGCAGCAGATACTGCTGCGGTGCCTACGATGGCTGATCGTGTCATCATTAGTGGTCGCACATTACAGGTAATTGAGGTGCGCACTATCGAGCAAGATAATGAACCCATTACCTACGAGCTAATCCTGAGGGACTAATGGCACGCACTATCCGCGTTGGTGATATTGGCGACTACTGCAACCAGCAGATGGAAAAGCTGCTGCGCGCTGCGGTGCTGGAAACTGACAGTCTGCTCAAGCAAGCCAGCCCAGTTGACACAGGTAGGTTTCGCGCTAGCTGGCAGGTGGGTGAGAATGCAGCCGGGTCATACGATGCAGGCCCGCAGCAATCACCAAGTAATCCTGGCCGCGACAAGACCAGCCCACCTGCCGGACCGATGTTTCCGCTGCGCAAGATGAACTACCAGCAAGAGCGCATCGGCAACGTCTACTCAGTCCACAACAACCTGCCATATGCGGAGCCGCTAGCCAGGGGCACTAGCAAGCAAGCGCCTGGGGGCTGGGTGCAAGGCGCCGCCAAAGATGTCCAGGGCCGCGTCAGAATTGCAGCAGCACGCATCGGCAGGGAATCATGAGCAGCACCTACAACGATGTCCGCGCTGCCATTGAAGGGCGCATTGCTACGGAAATGGCCATAGCGCCTGTGTACCCCGTCAGCTATCAGAACGTACCATTCACACCACCTAACAACACGCCATGGCTGCAGGCGTTCATACGGTTTGGCGACAACAACTACGCTACGCTCACCAGCTTCAACCGGCAGAATGGCACGCTGGTGGTAAATGTCTTCACCCCTATCGGCGCTGGCGCTGCCGCTAATTTCACCATTGCAGAGCGCGTGAAAGATTTATTTGACCGCGCCAAGTTCAGCAGCATCATCTTTGACGCTGCGTCAGGCCCAGCGCAGGTAACGCCAGCAGCACCGCAGCCGTATTACCAAACGCAACTTACGGCAACTTTTGAGGCGTACCTAGACTAGGTACACTGTCACTAGCCACTACCGCTCACAACAATGGCCGTCACTGTCTTGTCCGGTACGTCCGGCGCTCTTTACTACAAACCTGCTGGCACCACCGGCAACTTTGGCGAAGCTGGTGTTGCTGTCGCGACTGACATCATCACTGTTGCCGCTTACTTGAACTTCAAGGTTGGCGATCCTGTTAAGTTCCGGGTTGTTGACAGCCAAACTGGAGGAGCTGGCTCTGGCACGCTGCCTGCGCCAATCAGCGCAGCCACTACCTACTACGTCCTCAGCTACACCGCTGCCACTGGGGCGCTGACAGTATCAACCACGGCCGGCGGCACCATCCTTGCTATTACCGATGATGGCACACTGGCAGCGCCTAACGAGTTTGAGGTGTACTACGCCGATTACGCCGCAGTTGGGCAGGTGCAAAATTGGAGCTTCGAGATCAGCCGCGCTGAGATCGACGTAACCACCATCGGTCAAGCTGTTGGGCAGTATGCGCCATTCCGCGCTTACATCCCTGGCTTTGCTGATGGCAATGGCACCGCTAGCGTCTTTGTTACCAGCGAGGATGCAGCACTATCCAACCGCATGGTGGAAGACGTCATCCAACGCCAGCAGGTTGGTGCTGGCTTCAAGCTGTACACCGACAAGGGCGCTACTGAGGCACTTAGCCGCAGCATCGCCATGGATGCAGTACTGCTGACCGCTAGCCTTAACATCAACCCAGATGATGCCCAGATGGTGGAGATCACCTTCCGTCCTAGCAGCGCGCCGACGTTTGACTTCAGCACCAGCGTCTGATAGCAAATTGCCCCGGCTGACGCTGGGGCTTTTTTGTGCTTAAATACAGCTATCAACCCAATTTTTTTATGGCATCCGCTTTAGAGCGTCTCAAGAAAGCAGCTAATCTGACCCCGACCAAGCGCACCGTTACCCTCAATGATGATACGGTGTTTGAGTTTTACTCAGCACCCCTGACCATGGCAGAGCGCGAGCGTGCGCAGAAGATGCCAGGCGGCGATGACACCAATGGCTTTGCGCTAAACCTGCTGGTTACCAAAGCCGTTGACGACACCGGCAAGCGGCTGTTTACTGCCGGTGAAATTGCGGAGCTAAAGAACGAGGTACTAGATGCTGACCTTCAGCAGATGATGCTTGCCATTATCACCAACCCGGAGGAAACCGAGGAGCTTGATATGAAAAGCGTTAAAGGCGGAGCTAAAGCGTGACAACCTGCTGATGCTGCAGATGGGTGTAGCTAAAGAGCTTGGCTACACCTTGATACGGCTGAAGTCAGAGTTGACAATGGAAGAGTTGCTGCTGTGGTCAGCTTATTTTGATGTGACCAATGAAGAGCAAGAGCGTAGAATGAAGCAAAGGCGGTAGGGCTGTGTCGGTTGTTGCTAATGTCGCCATCAACGTTGACAGCAGCGGTGCTGTTAGCAAGCTGCGGCAGGTGCAGACGCAGGCGCATCAGACTGAAAAAGCGTTTGGTGGTATAGCAGCAGCAGTTGGCAAGCTAGCGATTGCATTTGCTGGCATTCAAGCGGCAAGATTTGTATTTGTAAAAGCTGCTGAGCTAGAAAGCCAGACGCGCAGTCTGCAGGTATTAACAGGCAGCGCCGAAAAGGCTGGGCAGATCATCAAAGAGTTGCAGCAACTTGGCGCCGTCACGCCATTTACTAGCACTGAGCTGATTGACTCAGCTAAACGGCTGCAAGCGTTTGGCGTTGAAGCTGACAAGGTAGTTGAAACCACCAAGCGGCTAGCAGATGTAAGTGGTGCCACTGGTGCTGAGCTATCTGGATTGGTGACGGCCTACGGGCAGGTGCAAGCCAAGGGCCGACTACAAGGTGAAGAGCTGCTGCAGTTCCAAGAGCGAGGCGTTGCGCTGCAAACAGAGCTGCGCAAGATGTATGGACTCTCAGGAGAAGAGTTCCAAAAGGCGCTAGAGAAAGGGCGCATCGGATCTGAAGCTGTAGAAGTTGCGATACTGCGGCTTACCAGCGCAGGTGGTAAATACGCCAATGGCGCCATTGCGCAAAGCGATACGCTAAATGGTAAACTATCAACCTTGCAGGACTCATTTGAGCAGCTTGCAAGAAACATAGGCACGTTTTTTGCGCCTGTATTTAAGTTTTTAATTGACGGTATTAATGCTTTCCTTGATCGTGTTAATAATGGACTAAGGGCATCTGCACAGCTAAAAGCAAACGAACAAGCCGCAATACAAACTCGCAAAAAGTTTGGGGCGTTTCGAGCGGCTAACCCATTTGACCAAGAAGCTCAAAATTTTGAAGCTAATTTACAAAAACAATTATTTAATGCAAGTGCAAACCCCAAGCCTGCCGCGCCGTCCGCCGCAGTCCCTATGGGCGTGCCGGCGCTTCTAGGCGGCGGTGGTGGCCGTGCCGGTGGTGGCGGTGGTGGCGCCAGCAAAGCGGCCAGCGATGCCAAGCGGGCAGCAGATGAAAAACTAAGGGAGTCACAGCGCGTTGCTGATGTAATAAAGGATCAGCAATTTATTACACAGCAACTAGAGGTGCAGCTTAGATTTGCAAATGAGATATTTGAAGCGGAGCAAAAAGGAGACGCCATACGCGTACTCAACTTACAAACGCTAGAGCAACAAGTTTTAGCAGAAAATGATATTGCAAAGGCAATGAGTGAAGAAGCAGACGCCGCCGCTAGGCTTGCCATAGCTGCAGCAGGACGGGTCAAGCTGCAATCTATTACCAATAAAGGCGTGCAAGATGTTATTGCATTGCAAGCGCAGCAAGAAAAAAACTTTGATGAAATCATCGCTGGCCTTGAACTAGAGTTAGCACTTAAAACCGCTACCACCGAAGAAGCGCGTGAGCAGCTAAGGCTTAAAAATGAACTACGCAAGCTTGAAGGGCAAGGATTTACGGATGAACAAGTTGGGCAAATCACTGGCCTGCAAGCTCAAATAGCCGCGCCAGATACTGCTGCGCAAACTATTGAAAAACGCATCGGCACACTCAAAGATGAAATCGCCGAGCTTACCAACATCGGCAACATCGCCATTACGGTGGCTGATGGTATTGGTGCAGCCTTTAGCCAAGCGTTCCAAGGCTTGATTAGTGGGTCGATGTCTGCCCAAGAAGCGCTTTCATCGTTCTTCAAGTCCGTGGGCGATATGTTCGTCAGCATGGCAACTGAGATTATTGCTAAGCAGTTGGTGATGATTACGCTGCAACTGATCCTGCAGGCGTTGGGTGCCGTGGCTGGCGGTGGTATTAAAGGCGCAGGCAACGCTGCAGGGCCTAAAGCGTTTGGCGGCGGTGGCCCCAAATTCAACCCTGGTGCGTTCTCAATGCCCAAGCTGGCAGGCCGTGCAGGTGGCGGCCCAGCCGCAGGCGGCACACCTTATCTGGTAGGCGAGCGTGGCCCTGAGTTGTTTGTGCCGGGCAGTAACGGCGGCGTGATGTCTAACAATGACCTGCGCTCTGCAATGAACAGTCAAGGCGGTGGTGCTGCTGGCTCGCCTGTGCTTAACATGAGCTTTGAAAGCACCACCATTGGCGGCGTGGAATATGTCAGCCGCGATCAACTGGAGCAGGCAATGGCTGAGACTAGGCGCAATGCATCACGCGATGGCGCCCAGCGCGGCATGACAATGACCCTAGACCGCATCCAGAACAGCAACTCCACCCGCCGGAGGGTTGGCATCTAATGGCTGACTTCCCTGCACTAACACCAACCGCTCGTAGCTTTCAACTTGGGCAGTATCCGGTCAAGACGTATCGGGCTATGTCGGGCGCCACGTTGCGCCGCAGCTTCGGCAACCGCCCATTTGGCCACACGTTGGACCTGCAGTTTGACAACGTACCGGAGGCCACGGTCAACACGATCATTGACCACTACAACACCCAAGGCGGCGGCACACTTGGCTTTACCTTGCCTGCAACGGTGTTTGCCGGATACAGCGCTGACTTGCGCAACCGCGCCCAGACCCCCGCTGGCATCGAGTGGCTGTACGCCGAGCCGCCTAGCGTTAGCAGTGTCTTGCGTGATCGCAGCAGCGTCACGGTCAAGCTGATAGGCGAAATCCGATGACCGAAATCCGCATCGCGCAGTATTTCGACCTGACCACTGCCAACGGTGTGCGCCACCGCTACCAGAACTTCTTCGTCCAAGAACCACGCACTTTGGCTGGTGCCCGCTTTGAGTTTGCGCCATTCCGCGCCGAAGGCAGCACCGCTAACCTCAACGGCGACAACGCCCTAGTGCGGGTGCTGTTCCCCAATGTCGAATACGCCATCCGGCTAGTGGAGCAGGGCGACGGTAACCGCCTTAGCCGCCTGACCATTACCACCCAATGGCTTAATGCTGCGTTAGCGCCATCACGCACCTACGAAGAGCGTTACGTCGGCATTGGCGCCAGCTATTCCGATACTACGATTGAACTGCGCTACCGCACTGCCATGGATTCCGTTGGCGCTGCATTCCCCGCGCAAACCCTTACCCGCAGCCTGGTCGGCCCCCTCCCGCTAAATGCCCAACTTGTCCTGCAATGATCTGATCGGTCTTAAACGAGCCTGGGCGGCTAGGCCGGGCGATGGTAGTGGCACGGTTGACTGCTGCTTACTTGCTGCTGAAGTACGCAAAAGGCTGGGTTATTATGATTACACTGATGATATTTTAGCAATCATTGAAGAAAACAATTACACCGACGATACATTTCCCCGACGTCGCATGGCCGAATGGTTGCTGAAGAATGGCGTTAGACTCCGAAGCCCAGAGCCACATGCGGTAGTGTTAATGCTTGGAAATGATGGGGGAGCCATGGGAACAGTGCTAGATGATGGCCACACGCTGTATATAACTGGCAGTGCTGGCGTAGTAAAAGCTCCGATTCCTTTTGATTATGGTCATCACTTTAGGTTAAACAAATGACCCGCAAATTACTGCCTTACGAATACGACTTGATTGATGCGTTAGGCGTCAGCAAAGAAGACTATCTCGACTTTGTAGCGCAGCAGCACATCTACGAAGATGTAAAAGAAGGGACGGTGTTGGATATACGGAATGATCCTCTGATTACCTCAATTGTTCTTTTTGTTGTCGGCGTCCTGCTTCAGGTTGCATCGGCATTACTGATGCCCAAGCCTGGTACTGGCGGTGGTACACCACAAACCCGCGATCAGGTTTTAGCCCCACGGACTGGATTTAACGGCAGCCAAGAGCTAGCAGTTTACGGTGAAGCTGTACCTCTGGTGTATACAAACATCAGTCAAAATGCCAGCGGCGGCGTTCGTGTATCAACGCTGCTGCTGTGGAGCGCCATTTTAAGCTTTGGCAATAATCAGTTTATGCAACTGATGGCGGCCATCGGCGCATCAACAATTAAAACCCTTGACCCTAATCGCACTGCCCTTGGCCAGTTACCAGCCAAAGACATTGCACTGGCAAATGTCTGGCAGTACTACAACAGCAATGGCGCTACAAAATACGAAGACTTGCTTTCAACAGAAGGAAACTCAGCAGCTTCTGACCCTCGCTACACAAAAGACGCGCAGTACACCGCAGATTTAACAAATGTATCTGGCGAACGAGATGGCTTTAGCCAATCGTTTTCACCTACAACGGCTAATGCTGTTGGCGTCAACGGTTTTATACCCATAAACGCAGATGTACTGGTACTTAAAAACAATGGAGGAATAGAGCGCCTCAATAACAGCATTACGTTTGTAGCGGACGGCGGAGGATACTGGTCAGGAGCTGGCGACGCCCGTCCACTGGTGCCTTTAGGTAGCAAGTGGACATTGAGTATCCCAACTACAAAAGAAGCACTGCTAACCACAGACACCGAAGGCATTGCGCGTCAGGATGCACAGCGAGCAGCAGCGGCCATAATCGACAATGGAAATATTTTTAAGGCTGGCACGGCCATTTTTCGCGTCATAGGCAGCGTAAGTTTTGGCGCAGGAAACAGCAGCATTGAAGAAGGGCCAATGACAGTCAGGATGGAGTGCATCCGCACTGGCAGAATGCCGCGACTTGCTTACAGCATTACACACTGGCGGGACATCTTAGGCGAAACAGCAAAACAGCAAAATCAGCAAATTAAAGACAACGCAGAACAAATCAAAGCTTTGAATAAAAGCATCGAATCCGCTCAAAAGAAACTACTCAAAAAGCTTAAACCTGAAGTACGGGCAAACCTTGAAGCTGAACTTTTGGCAGATCAAAATGCTGTCGCGGTACTGTCGCTTGAAAACGAAGAAATTGAAGACTTGCGCAACGTAACTGCAGTTGCGCCGTTCCATGCAAAGGGCTTGGCCCGCATCCAAGAGGCATCATATGTCTCCGTGACAAAATGCAACGTACTGGATCTTGTCATTAAGTTTTCTGTTTACAGACGGTTAAGTGGCCGCGCCAATGTGTACGGCAGCGACCGAAAAAGATATGGACACTCCGCATCCGATAATGGCCCCAAACCACGCACCTCGATGTTTGTGCTGCATTACAAGCTAGATGGCGAAAACGAAAAAACACTTCCATATATCTTTTGCTGCCGTGGCGTAAACGAACAAACAAGTTTTACCTTTCTTAAGCTGCTCACCACGGGCACACCAAAACAATTTGAGGTGCGCCTGGAACCAGTTGTAGATCCGCCTAGCGAAAAGAGCAACGCCGCCAAAGGTTTTTGCTATCTAGAGCCGTTAGGTGAATTAGTAAAACTTGACACCACAGCATTAACCGGAGACGGCAATATTCAAGTGTTTTTCAATGGATCAACCAAACCATCTACTGATTACCCGCCTATTGATAAAAGCCCCCGCGACACCAGCGAGTTCGACCTGTTCAACTACGACGCCTTTAGCAATTCTAACTTTTCATTTGACTCAGCACCTGAAATTAAAATTAACTCGGTAAATGAGCAGATCATTGCACCATGGGACACTTATAACAAAGATCTATATAAGGGCCTATCTATTTTGTCGCTGCATTTAACGGCAGGTCCCGGCACTCAGGATTTGCGTGAAACCAGCGTATATGTTACAGAAGGTAAGCTGCTTCGTCCGCTTAGCACCACCTTGGGCGCATACGCAAGCGACGGCGCAATAACCGCTTTGGCAAATAGTTCACCCAGCCAATCCAGTAGCTTCGCACCAGACATCTTCCTTGACACGGTGCTAGATGACATCAACGGCATCGGGCAATTCGCCAGCTTGCATTCTGTCGACGTGGCGCAACTAGCAGAAAGCAAGCGCTACTGCCAGTACAACCGCCTATTTATGGATGGCATGATTGCTGATCAGCGGCCATGGCGTGAGTTTTGGGCGCAGGTGGCACCATTTAGCCTGCTGGAACTGGGTAAGATTGGCGGCAGGGAAACGCTGGTGCCGGCGCTGCCCTATGTCAAAGACACTGGCGCCATCACCCGCGCCATCAATATTACGGCTTTGTTCAACCAAGGCAACATTCTGGACGACAGCTTCAAGGAAGAGTTCATCGACTACGGCGCCAGTGTTCAAGATGTAATCATCACGCTGATCTACCGCGACGTGGAGCGCAACGGTGTGTTCCCGCGCAACAACAGCGTGGAAATTAAGCGCACCGATACCCAAGACGCCAACGCTGTTCGCGAAAGCTTAGACATTTCGCAGTTTGTTACCACTCGCGCCCAAGCCATTTTGCTTGGCAAGTACCTATGCCAGCTTCGCCGTTTCAACCGCCGCGCCATTGAGTTTACGACTTTTCCGACCGACATCTTCGTGATGCCTGGCAGCTATGTGTACGTCGAAACCAGCAACAACCAGTGGGATGGCATTTACACCGGGCGCATCGAGGACGGCGGTGTGCTGAATGTGCCAATTGCCAGCGCCATCCCCAACGGCACTTACAACGTGCTGACCTACGGCAGCAGCGACGGCACCCGCTCGTTCACAGGCATCACCGTCACTGGCGGAGTAGCAGCCAGCCTCAGCCCACAGTCGGGCCAGTTGTTTGTGCTGGGGCAAGCAGTCCGCAACAAGCGCGTCTTCCGCGTCACCGAGGTGAACATGGAAGAGGAAGGCGAAACTACCATCCGCGCTGTCGAGCACCCCTGCGACACCGATGGCAACTCGTTTATTGCGCAAGGGCTTGACGCCTACGCCGCCGGACTATTTACCATCGACGGTGCAGCAGAGTAAGCTAACAGCAAAGGCTAATGGCGCGACGTAATGGGCTTTTACACCGGACGCAGCGGCAAGCTGTTCCTTTCTTCGATTCTGACTACTGCGCCTAACCCAAGCGAGGCTCAGTCGGTGCTGAAGATTCGCGACTGGTCGCTGGAAACCACGCTGGAGCTACTAGAAACTACCACCATCGACACTGCCGTCAAGCGCTACACGCCTGGCATGGTCAGCTCTACAGGCTCTGCCACTGTGATGTATTACCGCACCGAGGCTGGTGACGTGGGAGTGCAGTTCGATCAACTGCTTAGCAAGGTGATGAAGACCAGCAACGATGGCGTCAGCGAGTCAGATCGCGTTGGCATGGTGCTGCGCGCTGGTGCTCAGCCAGGCGCGGGCGTCGATGTCAAGGACGACATTGCCTTCAACGCTTACATCACCAGTGCAGGCATCACGGTAGGCACGGGCGAGCTGACCAGCGTATCGCTACAATTCACCGTCGACGGGGCGTTCCTAGAAACAGTAGACGCATGACGTACTTTCTCGGCAACGTAGGTAACGTACGCCTGCGTCGTAACTCTGAAAACATCTTAAACGTTGTAGTCAAGGACGCAGATACAGTTACAAGCCTTAACCGGATTGGCATTGAAGGCGCTACTGAAAATTTGCTGACAGGTGACAGAGTAACAATATCAACAGACGATGCGCGAGGCATAGCTTTTTTCCCTGTTAATTCATGGGTAGATGGCGAAGGCGTTTCCCATCGCAGCTTTAGCCAGTACATTAACGTCAATGCTGCTGGCGGCATCAGGTTTTTTCCTTCTTTTCAGTCAGCGGTTAATAATGTCAGAGCGCAAGAATACACCATCCAAAACTTTGGTGGCGGCCCTTTACCCCTGCAGATACAGGTTCGTGACGTCAGCGCCAACATATTAGGTGATGTCACTTCCTATGAGTTCAATACCGACCGCGAAGCGCTGGAAACCACTGCATTAAGCGACAAGTTTAAGCGCATGTATAGCGCCGGTCTTATTAGCGGCTCCGGCAAGATTGATTGCATCTTCAACAGCCAAACATCTGGCGTCAAAGAAACCCCGCTGCTGGCATTGCAACTGATTAACCGCGTTGACATCGGCAGCGAATTTGACTGCCTGCTGTCCATTACTGACAGCGATAATGACCCTAGCCAGTTAAATATATTTTACGAGTTCACCGCAATGGTAACCCGTTCGGGATTGCAAGTATCAGCGTCGGAGCTAATTACTTGCAGTATCGATTTCGTCACCACTGGCGAAATTAAACTACTGGTTGGGCGCCCATCAGGTTACGTCCTTAAGGAAGACAATGACCGCATTGCACTCAACCAAGACAACCTTGCCTTCCTGCTAACGGAAGTTGAGGACTAAACTGATCCCATAAGGTAACTCGACCATGGCTGACCAACGCATTTCGCAGCTCACGAAGCTTGCTCAGGGTGATGTCGCTGCCAATGACGTGCTGGCGATTGTTGACGTTGGCGCCAGTACCACCAAAAAAGTAGAAGCCAAAGACCTGTTCCAGGCTGGCGCGAATCTGGCCGACAGCGCCAGCATCGACCTGATCAAGCTGAACCAGGCCAGCACCACCAAGCTGGGCACCACGGCGCTAGCTGACGACGCCGTTACAGCAGCAAAACTGGCAGACGACAGCAGCATTGCCTACGACTCGGTAGCGCCCAGCACTAATAACTTTGAAGGTCGCGGTTACGTCAACAGCACCAGTAAAAATCTGCAGGTGTGGGACGGCAGTACCTTCCAGCAAGTGGTGGCACCCACTGCCGGTATTGAAGATCTTGCTGTAACCACAGGCAAGCTTGCCGATGGCGCAATCACGACCGCGAAAGTCACAGCCCTAGGCACGGCCGCGTATGCCGACAGCTCAGTCACCACCGCCAAGCTGGCTGACTCTGCTGTAACGAACGCCAAGCTCGCCAGCGGCGCTATCACCACTGCCAAGATTGATGCGGCTGGCTTGGGCGAAGCAGCCCTCGCTACGAGTGCCGTCACCACAGCCAAGGTTTTAGATGGGGCCATCACCGCCGTCAAACTTGCTGCCGACAGCACCACCATCGTGCAGGCTGGCACTCCTGTAGGCAGTGGCGCATACGAAGGCCAGCTCTGGTTTGACACCAATACCAGCGTCAAATACGTCTGGAACGGCAGCGCTTGGATTCGGCAAGCTGCTTTGAATGTTATCAACTTCAGCGACACCACACCGCTGAACTTTGCAGTTGTCTACCCCGACAACCACACCGCCAATATCACAACCACGCTTGACACCCAAGATGCCAACGCGGTTTTCGTAGGCCCCGCCAGTGGCGCCGACGCCGCCCCTACATTCCGCGCATTGACGCCTGCAGATTTGCCGGACGCTACAGCTAGCGCCAAGGGGATTGTGCAGCCAGGAACGGGTCTTGCTGTTAATGCTGGCGTACTCAACCACAGCAACAGCGTTACTGCTGGCACTTACACCAAGGTTACTGTTGACACCCAAGGCCACGTCAGTGCAGGAGCCCTGCTAGACGCCGCTGATGTACCAAATCTTGATGCAGCCAAGATCACGACAGGCGAACTGCCTACTGATCGCATTGCTAATGCAGCCGTCACAATTGACAAGTTAGCTGATTACTCAACGGCATCAATAGGCACGGAGTTTCCAGAGGCAACATTTACAGGTCAACTACACCTGAACTCACTAGACCGTTCGTTCTACATGTGGGACGGCAACGTCTGGGTGCCAATCGGCATCTCAGCCGGTCAAATTGTTCTAGCCGGCACGTTTGATGCCAGCAGTCCATCCGGCGTTGGAAAGGTGCAAAGTCTTACACCTGAAGGCGTTGCTGCTGGCTTTGTAGTTAATAGCGCATTACCTGTACCAACGCTAGGCAACAACAAGCATTACTTTGTCGTCAGCGAAGGCGGCACAATCACCTCCGGCAATGCACCTGCGGGGACATTAGCTCCGCCTGACCTGCTGCTTTCGGTGTATAGCACCACTCTCCCGCAGTGGGTAGAAATTGACGTATCAGCAGGTGCTGGCGCTATTGCAGCAGCCAATGTCAGCTTTGTGCCGGCTGGTGATATTGCAGCTAGTAACGTTCAAACTGCAATTCAAGAAGTCAGCACTGAATGCCGTAACGCTACCAACATAACCAGCGGCACGCTAGCTGTAGCGCGAGGTGGCACCAACGTAGCCAGCTACACCAAGGGCGACCTGCTAGCTGCAAGTGCAGCTACAACGCTGACCAAGTTGCCGGTGGGCACTAATGGCCAAGTACTACGCGCCAATAGCGCCACTGCCACGGGCTTGGAATACGGCGCTGACTTTGTTGGCACTGTCACCACCGTCACCAGCAGCACTGCTGCACTGACTGTTGCTACTGCCACTACCACGCCAGCATTAACTCTCCGCGCTGCCACTACCAGCGTTGATGGCATTGTCCAACTAAGCGACAGCACAAGCACCACCAGCTCAGTACTGGCTGCCACGCCTACTGCCGTCAAAAGCGCCTATGACTTGGCTGCACTGGCGCTACCTGCGGCTGGTGGCACTGTTACTGGTGAGCTGCTGATCGGCAGCGCAGGCACCTTGGTGTTTGAAGGCAGCACCAGCGATGGTAACGAAACCACGCTGGCAGTTGCCGATCCAACGGCTGATCGCACTATTACTCTGCCAAACCAAACCGGCACCATACTGGTCAGCGGTAACGCCAGCATTGTCAACGCTGACATCAACGCCAGCGCCGCCATTGCCGGCACCAAGATCAGCCCGGACTTCGGCAGTCAGACCGTTGCAACCACTGGCGTATTCAGTCATGCGCTTGGCGCAGCAGCTACACCCAGCGTCACCTTCACTGGCGACCTCAACACCGGCATCTACAGCCCTGGCGCAGACCAAGTAGCCATCTCAACTAATGCAGTTGAGCGCGTTGAGTTTGGCACCGGCGAGGTGGTGTTCAACGATGGTGGTGAGAACTACGACTTCCGCATCGAGGGCGATACCAACTCGTCGCTGTTCTTTGTTGACGCCTCCACAGACCGAGTAGGGATTGGCACTACTAGCCCTAGCCTTGGATTACTGGAGGTGTCAAGCACCAACGGCGTTACGCTAGCAATTAAAAACACAACTGTTACGACTGTTGGTACTGAGTTTTGCCAACTTACCTTTAATAACACAAGTAACGCTAGTGCAAACTTTGAGTCTGCAAAAATAAAAGCTATTTCCACAAACGGTGGATCTAACATTGCTCATCTAACATTTGAAAATAGCGGCTCTGAACGCGCCCGCATCGACAGCTCCGGCAGGCTCTTAGTTGGCACTTCTAGTGGAAAAATTGATTTTCAAGTAAAAACTTCTGGTGGACTTCAAGCCATTAATGCAAATGAAATTGCCTTACGCTATAACGCTTATTACGACGGTAGCGACAAATATATTCAAGCGGCCAATAAAGCAGCTTCAGTTGTTTTAGATGGAGAGGGTTTATTTAGATTTTATACTACAAATACTGCATCAACAGCCGTTGATTCAGCTATCACGGGTTGGACGGAAAGGATGAGGGTTGATAGCAATGGAGAAGGCAATATCTTTGCCGCAACCGGTCGCACTGTATTTGGAGCAAGAAGCGCAACTGGAGCCGGAACAAGTGATCGGACCTTTTCTGGCATTCATAGCGCAACATCAACAACTGCAACAGGCACAATTTCGTTTAATGTATTCACCAACGGCAATACTCAGAACACAAATAACAGCTACGCGGGCATCTCAGACGTAAAACTTAAAGAGAACATTGTTAATGCTGGCGCCCAGTGGGATGACCTAAAGGCGCTGCAAGTAAGAAAGTACAACTTCAAACAAGAAACGGGGCATGAGGCCCACACGCAGATTGGTCTTGTTGCCCAAGAAGTTGAACTTGTTTCGCCCGGACTTGTTTTTGAATCCCCCGACCGCGACGCCGAAGGCAACGACCTTGGCACCGTCACCAAGAGCGTCAACTACTCAGTGCTCTACATGAAGGCCGTCAAGGCGCTGCAGGAAGCAATGGAGCGCATCGAAGCTCTTGAGGCTGATGTAGCCCAACTCAAAGGCGCGTAGTCACCTTCACTACTTACCCCAGCTACAGTTCACCTACCACTCCCTGAGCCATGCCTACCACCACTGAATACACCTGGGGCATTGCCCAGATGGAGCGCCACACGGCTGACGGCATTGTGTTCACGGTCCATTACACCGTGGCCGCCAACGACGGCACATACTCCAGCTCTGCCTACGGCTCTATCGGCTTGGAGCAGCCTGAAGGTGAGGTCATCCCTTACGCTGACCTCACTCCCGAGATCGTCATCGGCTGGGTGCAGGACAAGCTTGGTGGCGCCGAGAAGGTCACCGAAATTGAAGCTGCCCTACAAGCGCAGATCGACCAGCAGCGCACACCGACCACTGCTCAAGGTATGCCGTGGTCGTAAAAGCCAAGACCGGCACCGCATCACTGCAGCACCAGCCGGGTAAGCCCAAGGGAACCCGGCAAGGTAACGGCGCACGCAGCAAGCCCAGCCATGGCAGGAAGCTTATGCGCGGGCAAGGTCGCTAAGATGCATAAGTAGCCCCCTGCCGCGATGATCGAAATCTTTGCAGCAGTGGCGGGCGCGTCATTATCTTGGGCGGCGATGGGCTCGATGGGAAGATCAAGCCGGGCTCAAAGCCAGCAAGATGCTGTCGTCCGATTGACCAGCGCCGTCGAACACATCGCAACACAATTAGAGGTCATGCACCTCGACATGCGCGAAGAAAGAAAAGAAACTTTTGGCCGCCTTAACTCAGTCGAGCAGCGCGTCAGTAAGCTAGAAGGCAGATGAATGAACGCAGCTACCTACTGCGTTGTTTAGTGGGGTTGCTAGCAGCAGGTATCACCATTGGCGGCATTGATCTTGCAGCTTGTCGTGTTCGCACACCATCCAACTGCGACCCGCAGTCTTCAGCCGTTTATGCTGCAGTAGGTACAGCCGCTGGTTGGATTGGCGGCATTCTCACCAAGTCACCGCAATGACTAACATCTTCCGCACCATCGCCCTTGAACTGGGCCGCACCCTGCTCAAGCTTGCGGTGGATCGTGCGCTCCGTAAAGAGCTGCCAGCCATCTTCGCCAAACTCGACATTGAGCTGCCTTCCATGTTGATAGATCACGCTAAGCCGCTTGAGGTGCAGGCAGTCGTCACCGACATCATTGAAGAGAACATTAAGCACACTGCTACCGCGACGCAAGTCAGCGCCATCCTTGGCCTTTACGATCCCGTTAGGGCAGCTATCCGCAACCTAAAGCGATGAGTCAGATTAAGCCCAGCGACCTATTCCGCTACTACCGCCAAGGCACACCGCATCAAATGGCGGCTATCGTTGAATTAGAAGCTGAGTTATTAAAGCAAGTGCCTGATCTCTTTAATAGGGATCAGCCGTGGTTTAAGACATGGAGCCAAGCTGGTAAGCAACCAGATCGCCCAGCATGGTTTGATCCTGCCCGCAAGATCGTTGCCGAGTTTGAAGGCTGCCGACTTGAACCGTACATGTGCCCCGCTGGCGTTGCGACGCAGGGCTATGGCCGCACTGGCCCCAGCATCACTATTGGTGGCCCCGCTATCAGCCAAGCGCAAGCAGATCAATGGCTAGCCGAAGACCTACAGCGTTTTGCCGATGGCATCCACCGCCTACTACCCAACAGCCAGTTATGGGGCGCCAATCAGCAGGCAGCGTTGATCTCATGGGCATTTAACGTAGGTCTTGGCGCGGTTGAATCCAGCACCCTGCGCAAGCGGCTGTTAGCTGGCGAGCCTGGCATCATGGTTGTACCTCAAGAGCTGCTTAGGTGGGACAAAGCAAACGGCAAGTCGCTAGCTGGCCTTACACGCCGTCGCGCTGCTGAAGTTGCTTTATTTGCTGGCAATCCGCCATTGCAGCAATCAGCGCCGCGTTTTACCCCGGCGTCGCCTTTTACTGCGCTTATTACACCGCATATCACTTACGGCGAGGTTTGCGTCAATGAAGAGCGCAGGCGTTTTACCAGTCAAGCTCAATGTGACATCTGCACTGAATTGTGCGTTTTCATTGAGAAAGCCAGAACTCAATTCGGTAACAAGCCAGTCATTATCACCAGTGGTAACAGGCCAGAAAATGTGAATCAAGCAGTCGGTGGTGCCAGCAATAGCGAGCATCTCTATAAACCAGGATGCGGCGCCATTGATTTCTTTATCAGCGGAGTACCCGTAAAGGCCGTGCAAGATTGGTGCGATGCTAAGTGGCCCTTTTCACTTGGTTACGGTGCCACTAAAGGCTTCATACATCTAGGCATTCGTGCTGGGCGTCCGCGTGTGCGCTGGGATTATTGATCATTTGGTGATAGTAAACTTTTGCCTGCCATTCCTGCCGGTGTTCTTTACATACACCATTAGTGCATACTCTCCACATGCTGTTGATGTGTTCAATGGTTGTAGCCGCCGAGTGGGGTGTCATTTAGTTCCTTGCCTTTGTTGAGCATCATCTTTAATCTAAACAGCGCCATGCGTTCAAGTTGCTGCACCCGCGATGGCGCAACACCAAGCTTTGCGGCGATCTCAGCCCACGTCAGTGGTTGCTGCAGCCTACGGCTGCGCACTATAAACTTTGAGCGGTCGTCTAAATACTTATCAATTAACTCAAGCATTTCTTGCGCTTGATGGCTAATGCTAAGTTCATCCATATCAACTAATGATTGCGGGTCGGCAATCAAATCAATCAGCGTTAAAGTTTCGCTGCCTACTGTTATTGCATCCAAGCTGTATACCGTATGACTGCGGCGTAGTGCATCATGAATAACGTTAACATCAACATCAATATGATCTGCTACTTCTGCCAATGTTGGCGTGCGGCCAATGCGATGGCTAAGGTCTGATGTAGTGCGAGCTACCTTAGCCAACAGCTCATGCAAGCCAGTTGGCAATCTGATCATTGCGTCATTCTGCGATAATGCACGTTGTATACCTTGCTTTATCCACCAATACGCATAAGTCGAAAACTTGTAGCCGCGTGATGAATCAAACAACTCAACAGCACGGGCTAGCCCGATATTACCCTCCTGGATGAGGTCCATAATCTCAAGTGATTTGCGCTTGCGGTTTTCATACTTCTTTGCTACATGCACCACTAGCTGTAAATTGCATTGCATAAACCGCTCACGCGCACGCAGTCCACTACGCACTAGCCGCTGTTCTGCATCTGTTAATGGGCGCTCTAGCTCTTTTAGCTCACGCATCCTGGCGATACGTCTGCCGTATTGGATCTCTTGGTCCACTGTGAGCAGTGGATACCGCGCAATCTCGTTAAGGTAGCTTTTGAGTGATGGGGACATGATGAATCCATTAGTTCATACAATGGAAGCACAGTTCCATGGCGCAGCCAATGCAAGTGCATTACGAGCATTGCACGCCAATGGTGATTGGAATGGCTTGTTGGAATACGCGCTGCTGTTAGCGGAGCTAGAAGCTAGCCAGAAGTCGCAGATTCGATGGCTAGTCCGCGAGGCTTGTAACGGCATAGGCCGCGCAACTGGCGGCAAAGAATCCACCGTTTCCTGATTCGGGTATCCCCATAGTGCAACCACGGTTATGGTCCCAATGGACGCATCGCCCGCAGTGTGCTCGTTCGGTTCCCCTGCCAACAGTTTCAACCCAGCTTGGCAGCGGTGTAGCAGCAATTTCTTCTGCCGTTGGCGGTGGGATGTGCTTCCAGTTTTTGTAGATCACTGCATTACGCAGCGTTTGTGTGCCTACACCCCACTTACGGGCTAACTGCGGGAGTACACCCACTGGACCTTGCATCACATAAATGCGAGCAAGCCGCACTTGCTCTTCAGTTAGGCGAGCGTTGTAGCATTTTTCACCGCGTTCTATCGCAGGTTTCATGTGTGGTTCCAATGGCGGATTACGCCAGCAACGATGAATGCGTTGGTGGTTAGGTAGCTAAGCAGGATGATAAGGCGCACCAAGGCGATGCGGTCGGCGATGCGTGGATCAGGGTGACCCTTCTCGCCAAGTGCTTTGGCCAGGACGCGCCAGTAGGTCACTGAGCCTCCAGCTCGGCGGCGATGGCGAGGAGTTCGGCGCGGATACGTTGGCACTCAATCGCCATGGGCAGGGAGTTACGCGGCTCGTCTGCATCACTGGGCGCCACCTGATCAGCAGCAGCGCGAAGTGCAGCAGCGGCAAGCTCATCAGCGGGAGCAGGGCAAATTTCAAGCACTGCGTTGTAAACCGCCTGAGCGGCGGGGGATAGCGGTTGGTCAGTCATTTGGCCTCGGGGGTGGGTAGGGCGTTGGCGGGGAGCCAGTGGGTGTAGATCGGGGAGTCGTCGGAATCGCGGCGGCCGCCTGCCCATTTGGGATTAAGCAAGATCCAGCCATCATCGAAGTCATCTTCTTTGTGGTCGGGGTGCCACCACCAACACCTCCCATCCGCATCGCAATCTTCAGGCCCTGGCAAGCGCTCGCTCACCGGCACCGGCTGGATGGCGGGTGTGCCCCAGCGGGCAAGGATGGCGCGGGCGTAGTCAAGGGCGCCTGTGTTCAAGCTGACCCGGAATATGCCAGGCGTTACATCAGGGCTGGTGCCATGAGCGGCCAAGCGAGAAACCGTGGCCAGATCATCCTGGAACTGTTGAGGCATCAGCTCCAGTAACGCCTTATCCGTAGGCGCCACCGGCTCGGGCAACTTGCAAAAAGCGGGCTTAGCCATGGACGGTGGCCTCATAACCTTCAGCCATTAGCGATGCCGACAACGCCATAGCTAGTTGTTTGGTGTACTGCTTTGTGCCGCCAGCAACCATATCGGTGACGGTCCAGCGTGTGTGATTTGTCCAGATGACAATGCGATTCTCACCTTTTTGAAAGAAGACGGCTCGGGTTTTAGTCATCACCTACCACCTCAAGCAACTCGACTAGCTGCAGCACATGCTTGGCAAAAGCAACGTGGGTCATAACCGCCTGTGCAGTTGGTGGGCGCTTATACGACTCCTCCCACCAATCGCGGAATGCAAGCTCAATCAGGTCGGGCTTACCCATCAGAAAGCAACCTCATCGCTAGCTTGTGCGGCGCGTGGCAGGAACTCAAACCGTTGCACGCTAAATACATGCTTGCGACGATCCTTGCCAGTGTCTTTGTCTTGCCAAGTCTGCATTTTAATAACACCGCTCACAAAAATGCAATCTTTGACGCTGCAGTATTTTTGTATAGCGTTGGCAGAGTTTTCGCCCCACACTTCGATGTCCATAACATTTTCAATGTATTCTCCGTTTTTGTCCTTGCCCTCTTGAATACCGCCAGCAAAGTTAAGAACAACCGTGCCGCTGTCAAATGTTTTTAGCCGCATATCTGAGATAATGCGAATGATACCGGATGCGTAAAGGCTCATGTCAGTGGTGTAATGGAGTTGGATTCTTCAAATGCCAGCACTTGCGCTAGCGGATACCGCACCCGAGGCGTACCAGCAGGGAAGCCGATACGCGGGATGGTGTAGTAGCTAGGGCCGATGCCGCGTGCGCGTTGGTTTTTGATGGCTGCTGGTTGCAGCCCCCAACGCGCTGCAAGCTGGTCAGTTGTTAGGTACGGCTCAGTCATCAAACGGATCCTCTTCAGCAGTGGTAAAGCTGGCTTCCTTGTCCAGCGCAAGCGCTAGCAGGACCTCCTGCTGCTCAGTGGATAGGTCACCCTTGCGGGCTTCCATGCGTTCGGTCACCTTGGCCAGGGCTTCCATATTGGTTGCCTTTGCAATGGCAGCCTTGCCAGCGGTAAATACCTTGTCATCGCCGGCAGGTAGCGCTGGTGCTGGCGTGCTGGTCACGGTAACAGGCTCAACAGCCTGCTCCATCTCGTCGCTGCTGTAGACGCCTGAGAGGTCGGCGGGGAATGCCTTTCGCAGTGCCAATGCCTCGGAGCACTTAGCGATCATGGTGGCCCCCATCTTGGTCCACAGCCCTTGGCCGGCGTTGTAGTCAGCAAAGCGGGCAACGCCAGTAAATGGATGACCAGCACCCTTGCGCCAGATGGTGGTCTTGGCTGCTGCAGGTGGCTTGCTGCCAAGCCATACATCAGTCCAGACGCCATCGTCACCGCACCAGAGCGTCTCAGAGCCGTCTAGCTGCCCGGTACGCTCCGCAATGCTGCGCAAGCCGTCGATGCCAGCTTGGATGGTCATCTTGCCGGAACGCTTGATGGCGTAGATCTGCTTGCTGAATGGATCTAGCCCGGTGCGCTGGCAGGCATACGCAAATAGCCGTAGCTCATCACCGCTGCAACCAGGCGCAATGGTGGTGCTGATCAGTTGGGTTTGCTCTGGTGTCCAGAGCGCTAGGGAGCTAGAAGTCATCGGATGTGATAGTTGTGGTGCCGTAGAGCGCCCAGTTAGGCAGGCTCAGTGGTTGGATGGTGTTGCCGTAGCCAGGCCATTCAGCAATGGCGCGGCAGTCGGCGATGGTCTGCAGGTTGTTGCGGCGTTCCGCTTCACCATGCAGCGCTGCAGTCTCGTCCAGCTCGTACACGCCAACGGCATACGGGTAGGTTTTCTCAACAGCGATAAAGACAAACCGCTCAGCAAAGGTGCCGGCGAGGTAGTGGTTCTGCTGAATGTGGTACCGCCACTGCGCAACCGACTTAGCAAAACCCTTGGGGCTGGCGTCAGTTGTGGTCTTGAGATCCACGATGGTGGTGCCGTTGTACCAGTCAGGGCGGCACTTGCAGCGCAGGCCTGTTTGGGTGTCATCCCACCAGAAACTTTGCTCTGCCTTGCCGTCACGCAGCAGTGCTGCAGCAGCTTGATGGCTGCGCACACTGCCGGCCATAGCCATTGCCTGCTCCATCTCTGAAGCGGTGACAGCTTCGATGCCGGCGGCAATCATCTCGCCTTCCATTTCCTTGCCGGCCTTGGTATTGCGCGGCAGGCAGATGCCATATCGGCTGCTCAGCTCATCAGGTTCCAGCACTGCGCAATGCGTGAGGCTGCCAAGCTTCATTGCAGCCGTCTGCACTGATGGCGGACGGTCTGGCGCTAGGAAGCGGCTCCAGTAGTGGTAGGGGCTGGCAGCTACAGCGTGCAGGTGGCTGGCGCTGATGGCTGGGTCGGCGTGGTAGTCGGCATTGCTGGTCATGCTGCTACCCCTGCGCGCATGGTTTGATGCAACCTGCTGGCGGCGCCGTAGGTCGCCACCATCTCAGGAAATGCAGCAAGGATGCGGCGCTTGTTGTTGGGGTCAGCGGCAAGGCCAGCATTGCCCATTGCTTGGTAGAAACTGCCGGCGTATTTGCTGGCAGTAACGAAAGTCCAGTAGATGTCAGATTCGCTCATGGCTTGAGGTTGGTATTGCAAGCGGGATGGTTGTGATGCGCCAGCGTGGCTTGGTCGCGGCCACCGGCATAGCCAGCGGCGTAAATGGCAGCAAGCACCACCAATGCGGTGATGCGGTTTACCCAAGGGTTGGTGATCATGCGAGTACCTGACGGACGCGGTAACGGGTGATGTTCATGTGCTCTGCAATGCGGCGCTGCGCCCAGCCGTAGCTGCGCAGACGCTTAACGCGTTGCTCGGTGGTCTCAGTGGCCCATAGCAGCACCAGCAGCGGCAATAGCAGCAGCGCTAGCAGCAGGGCGATAGTCGTAGCGGTCATGGCTCTCTGGTTGGGGTGCCGGGTCTTCCGGCTTGTGTGCATCCTACACCATGTGCCGCCGTCGTCAACCGTCCGCCGTCGTAATCCGTAACGCATCCTCGACAGACCTAGCCACACCAGCGATGCCACCTGCTGCTTGCACTGCATCTAGCCACTGCTGCTGGTCTGGCCGGAGCCTGCCGGTAGCAGTCTTGACCTCGATGCTGGTGAAGACCGCGATGCGCTGGCCAACCATGTCTGGGGTGATGGTGACCGTGCGCCAGCCGATCAGGTCAGCGCTGCCCTTGCACAGCCCGAAGCTGACCGGGCGGCCATGCTGGTCCCGCAGCGTGCCGGTGTTATTGCGAAACAGCCTGGTAGCTCCAGTGCTGCAGGTCAGGCGGATGTGCTGCTGGATGGATTGCTCAGATGGCAAGGTCTAGCTGCTGCATCGGTGGTGGCAGCGTAACGGTGCCCCATTGGCTGGCCATGGCATCGGCCACGCCCTGATAGGTGCGGCTGCGTTCTTTCCAGCGATCTGGCCCCGGCGGCATTCGATGCACTTTTGCCTCGCGGCCCTCGACCACATTGCTGGGCTTCAAGCGTGGCAGGTTCTTGAGCCACAAACAGGTGGCCTTGGTTTCACCGTGACCGAACTGCCACGGCTGGATGATCTGATGGGGGGGGTAAT